ATCATGGGGTACAGGGACCTGTGGATGCTTGAGGCGGCGCTCAAAGAAGATGTTGACAATACTGAGAAGGCGGCATAGAATGGAAGCGAGTCACCGGCAACTTTCCACTACCGCCGGGACAAGCTCTGAAGCAGCTTCGAATCAGTCATCTGCATCCTCTCCTATACAAAGTATGGGACAACAGGCCCATGGCGGTCAAGCGTCAGTTGGTCCAATCCCCAAAGAATCCCGGCACGCCTCATCTCCCGCCAGTAAATATCCAAGTGGAGGACACTTGGGTAAGCGACGATGCAACTGGACGTCTACCAGCCCACATTCATCATAGAGATCGAGGGCAAGCGGCTCTCCAAGGACATCACGCACGAGATCACCTCGTTTGTCTTTGAGGACAACGAGGAGGAGATGGACGTGATGGAGATTTCCATCACGGATCGGTATCTGCAGTTCGTGGACGATCCGCTCTTTCAGGAGGGCAACGAGATCGCGGCCCGGTTCGGCTATGTGGATGATCTCTCGCCAAGGAAAGTCGCGGTCATCAAGGAGATAGACTATGACTTCCCGGAGACCGGTGAGCCTACCATCAAGATCAAGGCGTATGACAAGGGTCACAAGCTCGCGGGCAAGCAGATTCAGCGAATCTGGCAGAAGCCTGCTCCCGGGATTCTGTATTCGGAGATTGCCGAGAAGATAGCGGCGGAGCACGGCCTTACCCCAGTGGTAACTAAGACCGTCGGCAAGCATCTGCGTGTAGCGCAGGGCAACGTCTCCGACGCCCAGTTCTTGAAGCAGCTTGCAGCCAAGAGTCGTGACAAGGATGGCAAGGGAGTCACGGGCTATGTGTTCTACGTCCAGGATGACGAGCTGCACTTCCATCCAAGGAAGCTCGAATCGCGCGCGGCAATAGCGTTGGAGTACTTCACCGACCGAGAGGGCGTTCTGCGCTCGTTCACTCCGTCCACGCAATCCCAGGGTGTGAAGGCCGCGGGGACGGAGACCAAGGCCGTGGGCGTTGACCCTCGCAAGAAGGCTCACGTCGAACACAAGGCCAATAATGCGAGCGCTCCCGACCGGACGTCGCTCGGCAAGAAGACATACCTTGTGGACGGCAACACCGGCGAGGGCAGATACCGCAAGCAGGAGTCAGGCAAGATCGCCCAGAGCTTCGACCGCTCCGAGGGATTTCACGAAGAGCCGCGTCAGGAACCGGCTCAAGATAAGGCTGAAAGCAAGTTCAAGGAGTCGGAACTCAAGCAGGTGGAAGCGACGGCCGTTACCATCGGCATTCCGACTCTTCATGCCAAGCAGAACATCGAGATTCGGGGAGTGGGACGGAAGTTCTCCGGCGCTTATTACTGCACTTCCGTCCGGCACATTTTTCAGGACGGGTATTCCTGTGAGTTGAAGCTCAAGCGCAACGCTCTCGGCAAGGGCGCGGGAGCCAAGGCGGCCGAGGTCAAAGGCAAGAAGAACGAGCACGAAGCTCCTCGACAGCCAAAGAAACGAACTGTGACCCGCGCAGGGTCTGCGGCTCAGGTCAGGCAACCCCAACCGGCAAGGCGGGTGAAACCAAAGCCGAAGATGGTCCGAATCGACGCCAACACAGGCAAGGTACTCAGCAACTAATCAGGAGGTCAGGTAAATGCAGATCGATCAGGTAGTCAGGTTCGTGCTGGAGAACCGGGAGGTCCTTGTGGCCTTTCTCGTCTCGCTCATCGCCGTCGTCAAGCTGACGGCATGGGGCAAGGCGCAGGCAGCCGCGCTCGACGCGGTTGTCGGCGTCATCGAGCGTGTCGGCGCTCACGAGGTGAAGAGCGGTGTCGCCAGGACGGAGTACGGTCTTACCGCCGCAGCTAAGGACGCTATTCGAGATTCCGTGGCTAAGGCCGACCCGAAGAAGTCCCCCTTGAGCATCGGCTGGAAGATCGTCCGGGAGATATTCAGGGGCATCTAAGTGGCGCTTCCTTTCCAGGATGAACAGCACGAGGAACGTTACAAGGACAAGTGGTATGGCAAGTACCGCGCGTTCGTCCGCGACAACCACGACCCCGAGCGACTCGGCAGGCTCAAACTTGAGATTCCCGCCGTGCTCGGGGTCGGCGAAGAGAACTGGTCGGACTGGGCGTGGCCGTGCTTTCCATACGGGGGCAACGAGGACATCGGCATGTTCCTCGTGCCCGAAGATGGAGCGAGCGTCTGGGCGGAGTTCGAGGGCGGTGACCCCCAGTATCCGATCTGGACAGGCGTGTGGCTCGCGAGGTCCAATCCGGGAGAGCAGCCGGAGGAGGCAAAGCGCCTGTGCTCGTCTACAACCTGTCTTGACTGCGAAGACAAGAACGAGCATGCCTCGGATGCGGCCGACAACAAGGAGCACGGCAAGTTCCACGGTCATCCGCCTTACTACTGCCCACGACGGAAGGCGCTCATCAAGACCGAGACCGGCCACACCATCGTGATGGACGACCGGGACGAAGAGGAGTTCCTGAAGATCATAGACAGGGCCGGGCAGATCCTGCATATGCACTGCCCGGTCAAGAGGGAGGTCCAGGTTGCGAATTCTGGGCGGCGCGGGACGCACGATTTTGCGTCAAGCGAGGGCGACGGCCAAGCGGGTGCTGGTTCGGGCGGTCAACAGATCGATATCGCGCGGGATATCAAAGGCCGCAAAGCGTTTGTTCAGGTAACGGACGCCTGCCGCCAGTTCCTCCGACTTGAGGCGTGGCAGGACAAGGAGAAGATTCATATCGTCTCCTGCGACAAGACCCGTTCACGCTGGCAGAAGATTCTGATCGACACCACCAAGGGTCGAGAGAGCATCAGCATCTGGGGGCTGGGCGGCACTCAAGAAGTCCGGATTATCTCTGCCGCCGGCAGCGAGCAGATCAGGCTCAAAGACAGGGCGGGAAGCAAAGTGATTATGGACGGAGCGACCGGACATATCGTGGTGCGCTCATCCGGAAAGGCGCTCATCAACCCTTGAGGCGAGGAGACGAACCGGTGACCGACAACCAATGCCAGGGACCTGGCAAGTGCGGCTGGGTGGAAAGTGAGAGGCTGCTCGCGAAGACGTTCGACGCCTGGCGGGCCGAGTTCCGCTCGATACTCGAAGACCACAGACGGGACATACAAGACCGTCTGGAACACATCGAGCGCGAGATCGAGAAGAAGTCGGACAAGGAGAATTTGAGCTGATCGTCCGAGGCATCAATGACGAGCTTGCCCGACACGCTGAGCAGATAAAGGGACTGAACACAGGGCTTGAGGGCAAAGTAGCTTCCGAGATCTTGTGGAAGGTCGCTGGCATTGTGGTAGCCATCGGAGGCATACTGAGCGGCATCATCACGGCCGTCGTGAACTTCGTGCAGCGGAGGTAGGTATGGCGCGACCCCAGGCAAGGCTCGGCGATGTCTCCAGCCACGGAGGAACGATTATCACGGGATCAATCACCACACTCGTGAATGGCAGGCCGGTCGCTCGGATGTGCGACATGCATGTCTGCCCTATTCCGGGACATGGTGTCACTCCCATCGTCACCGGGAGCCTGGACACAGTAACGGATGGCAGGCCCAACGCAAGGTTCGGTGACATCGCGGGATGCGGTGCGATGATAGTGAGCGGTAGCCTGGATACCAACGACAACTGAGGCGGCAGATGAGCGAGGTTCAGGTTCCGTACTGGGACGTATTTCCAAAGTCCATAAAGATATCGCACGGTTCGCTCAACATGAGAGTGCCGCTTTCGATCCGGGGCAATCCCAGAGGCACGGTGTGCTTTGACGTGTCGAACATGGCCGTCGCCACAGTTGACGAGGCCGGTGTCGTTTCACTCGGTTTCTATACTGGCGCAGCCGTCATCTCGGTCTACGACAGCGAGGACCGCACGAGCGTCAGATACGTGCAGGTGGAGGTCGTGCCGGTGACGCCGGGGATTGCAGATGCTTGAGAGCGGACTTGCTTTCCCATACTGGGACGTTCGGCCCAGACAGATAAAGCAGGCTTATGACCAGGCGACGAACTCAGTGCCTGTCGAGATACTCGGTGATCCGGATGGCGAGGTCGCGTTCACAACCACGGAGCCGACCATAGCAGGGGTATCGAATGGAGTGCTCACCTACGGGGCAACGGCTGGCGCGGCGGTGATAGTAGCAGAGTCCGTGAAAGACGGAATCGTCACCTCCCGGCGATACATCCAGGTTGATGTAGGAACTGAAAAAGAGATCCCGCCCGCCAAGCCTGCGATACGTGAGATCGTGCCGAGCGGCTATGTCGAGGAACTGCCGGACGGAGTCTGGCATTTCAAGTACTTCACCGACTGGTTCGACCAGTGGGGCTGCAACATCCGCGTGACGGGTGAACTCGCGGTGACCCTGGATCTGGACAAGCACTACTGGTTCTGCTTCGACGTTTGGGGAGAGATCGAGAGCATGGCGGCACACAACCATGACACGCTCGATGTCTACTTCGGCACTCGCTGGAAACGCAATCTGAATCCGCCGCCGGTGATCTACCCGGCCTGGAACCAGCCCTGCGTGATCCCCAGACGAACCGAGCGGTTTGATCTCTGGGAGTATACCGGGCGCAGCGTCACGATCCGACTTGTTTGGGATACGAGGGACGCTCTTTACCAGATGTTCGACGGCTGGTATGTCGGCGACACAAGACTGACTCCACCTTGGGTGACTTGATATGGCAGACGACGAGACAACAACTCCACAACCGCTAATCGAGCAAACCAGCTCTTCTGAGCACCATTACGAGCTTATGGCGATTGCCCAGGCTCTCTGGGAATGGTTCGGCCTGGATAGAGAGAGGCCGTTTCTGGAGCAGATGCAGGACGACCTCCACGCTATCCGCCTGCTCATGGAGCAGAGTTGGAACGTGACCGACCAACTCCGGCAGGAAGCCCAGAGCGTCCTGGCGCTGCACCGGGAAAGCGCGGGCGAGTATCTGCGTCGGCTCGATGACGATGCGGATGCGCATCCGTTCCAGTCTGTGCCCGCCGGGACCACCATCCGCGATCTTCCCGACGGCGGCAGGTTGTTCTCGTTCTCGGATGGGTCGTTTCTTAGAGTCCAACCGGACGGAGGAATGGTCTCCGTTGGCGAAGACGGCGTGTCAAAGCCGGTTGCTCCGTCGCGCGCGGGCAAGGTAACTCTGCCGGGCGGCATGGAGCTTGACCTTGTGAGCGACGCCATAACGGTGACTCACGAATCGTGCGGAATCGAGGGTCTGCCCCACGATGTGGAACCGACGCTCGCCGCTGACGGCAGATACACCGTCACGCTGGCTGATGGAATTCGGCTCGATGTCTTGCGACACGAAAGGCTTATCGTAGTAGCCAACCCAACGGGCACGGTGAATATCATAGGCATCGGCCGCATTGAGGGCGTCGGCGAAGAGGTTCAGCCAAGAAGCATCTCAGGCGGGTCGAAGAGCTTCCGCGCGATGGAGAGCGGCCATGCCGGAATGATAGAGGCCGATGGGACAATCCACCTGTCCCTCGCGAGCGGTTTGGATCTGGTGATCCGGTTCCCGGAAGACTCCGGCGATGGGAACGGCACGGATACCGGCGCGGTCTGCTTTGACTGCGAGGAGCACGAATAGTGAGCACGGACTTCCTCGGCAAGGGGTTGCGGTTCCCGTTCGCATTCCAGAAACGTTCCGGCGGCGCGCAGGTCTCGACCGTCACGTCGATGGACCACGCGCACATCCACGAGAGCATCCTGCAGATTCTGGGGACGCGCCCGGGGGAGCGGTTCATGAACCCGGAGTTCGGTTCTCGCCTGAAGGACCTCGTCTTCGAACCGAACGATTCCGTCTTGAAGGGACTGATCCGGCACTACGTGATAGACGCAATCGAGAGGTGGGAGAAGCGTGTCTATGTGAAGGACGTCTCCTTCGATGAGTCGCCGGAAACGATGGACGAGAACACCATCCTCGTTTGCATCTCCTATCGTGTGATAGACACGCAGGTGGAGGGCAATCTGGTCTACCCCTTCTGCAGGGACATCCTTACGGACTCGTCGGACAACGTCAGGAGAGTTGCCATTGGGTAGAGCGAGCATCTCATACAGTAATAAGGATTACGAATCCCTACGCCAGGAACTGCTCGCGCGCGTTCCCCAGCTTACCGACCGCTGGACCGACTTCAACGAGTCCGATCTGGGCGTCGTCTTGCTGGAGTTGTTCTGCGGTGTCGGAGATATGCTCGCATACTATCTGGACGCACAGGCGGCGGAGGCCTTCCTCCCAACCGCCCGGCAGCGACAGAATGTCATCAACCTCTGCAAGCTCATCGGCTATCGGCTGGATTCGCCAGTGGCCGCCACAACGACTCTCAGGTTCAGTCTCCCGTCCGTTATGGCTGAAGACATTACCATTCCGGCCAAAACCGTCTGCAGGGCCAAGCTCGACGACGGTGACGTGGAGTTCGAGACCACCGAGGACGCAATCATCCCCCGCGAGCAGCTATCGGTCGACGTTGGCGCGCGGCAGGGAGTACGCAAGTCGGAGGAGTTCATCTCGACCGGCGACTGCAGCCAACGGTTTGCGCTCTCTTTGATCACCATCGCTCAAGGCAGCGTGCGGGTTCGAGTCGCGGACAACAACTGGGAAGAGACTCGGTTCTTCATAGACAGCGCACCCGACTCGAAGCATTTCCAGGTTGAGGCCGACGGGCTGGACGTCACCTGGATCATCTTCGGCGACGGTATCCACGGAGCGATTCCGCCTGCCGGTGAGATCATCACTGTCGAATATCTCGAAACGCTGGGCTCGGAGGGCAACATAGGGCGCGAGTTGGTGACGGAAATCATCAGCCCGATCTACCACAACGGAACACGTCTCGACCTGACGGTTACAAATCCTATCGCCTCCACAGGCGGCTCCGACCGCGAGACTTTGGATCACGCAAAGCTGCAGACCCCGGCTGAACTACGTTCACTTTGGAAGGCTGTTACGAAGGACGACTACAGGGCTCTCGCCGAGGGTTTCCCCGGTGTTGCGAAGGCTCAGGTGCTCGACGCCAATGACTGCGCCAACATCCGCTACTACCAGGTGAACATGGCCGTAGCGCCGGATGGAGGCGGGTTGCCGTCGCCGATCCTCAAACGCGAGCTCGCTGAGTTTGTCGAAAGCCGCAAGGTCATTACGGTCGAGGTAAACATCTTCGATCCGAGCTACCACTCCATATCGGTAGACGCCGAGGTATACATTTACCCGACCGAGCAGACCGAGGACGTGCGCACGCGGGTGGAGTCGGCGCTCCGTGAGTTCTTTGCCTTTGAGAAGATGTCATTCGGCCAGCCGGTTCACTTCTCTGATGTCATCGCGCTGCTCGACGGCGTTCGTGGGGTGAGCTACGTCAAGCTCTACTCTCCTTCGTCGGACGTCGAGATACGACCTGGTCAGATCGCGACGTTGGGTGAGGTTCATCTGGATATTCGGAGGGCCACCTGATGCCCTACTTCGAAGAAAAGCTTCTTGACCTTCTGCCGCCTATCTACCGTGAGCGAGATACCAGCGGTGACCTGCGGGCATTCCTGGCTGTTCCCGCCACGACGCTGGATGAGCTAAAGGAGCTTATCGACAGTCTGCCGGACATCTGGGACGTGGACGCCTGCGATCCGAGGTTCCTGCCGCTCCTGGCGAGCATAGTCGGCTATCGCTTTGACTCTATGCACGATCCGGATACGCAGCGCCGCGAGATTCGGGAGATCGTCGAGCAGTACCGCCGCAAAGGGTCCGTTCCGGCGATCCGACGCGCGCTCATCAATATCGGCTGGCAGGGCGAGATCGAAGAGACCTTCCGAAGCGCGCTACGGCTAAACCGGCGCGCGCTGATTACGCGTGCAAAGCTGCCGGGCGAGCTTTACAGCCTCGGGGTCTACCGGATCGAGAGCAGGAACATCGTTCCTGTGATACGGGAAACGCTTGCGCCCCAGCATCCAGCGGGGACGCGCGTCTTCTTCCTGCAATGGCTGCTCTCTCAGGACTCGATGGAGGATGACTTCACCGCCGCGCTGCGAAGAACCGTTGCCCTGCACTCGACGGGCCGCATCCATGACGTGTTCGTCATCGGCCGGAGGCTCCTAAATTCTGATCACAGGCTGACAAAGAGACAGACCACCTGGTCGTACTGGCAGATCACTCACCAGAGCACACTCGTCCAGGGCTTCGAGCGGGCCGGAGCAATCGTCAACCGCTGGCATGGACGCGCTTCGAGCAGCAAGCTCAACGGCTTTGCTTTGAATGTGAAGCGGCTGTTGGGTGTCGAGCTTTCAGAGCGGCGGCTCGCGTTTGCGTGCGAGATCCAGACCGAAGAACCGGGCGGGAAGTCTATCGTCTTCCGGCTGGCGCGAGAGCATCTGAACCGCACGAAGCTCGCCCACTCGACCCGCTCTTGCAGAATTGTGTTCCGGCAGAGGGATCTTGCGGAATCGGCTGCGGCAGGCTTCACGGCTGCCGCAAACCTTTATACGGTCACCCAGTGGCCGGAAGCGTAGGAGGAGAACATGGCAATCCATCTTTACAAAGACGCTGAGCTTACTCAGCAGATATCCGAGGGTACTCTTATGAACCCGGACTCGGATGTCTTTAACGGTACCGACGGAGATTCCAAGGATCGGCAGCTTCACCTTGCCAACGAGCAGACCACTCTCGCATCCGCTATCGACGGAGTCACTGCCACGATTCCACTTGCCGAGCCGCGCTTCGCGGACGGCCAGATCATCATAGTCGGCAGCGAGCAGATGCTCATCACAAGCGGCGGCGGCACGACTCAGCTTACCGTCGAGCGGGGATACGGAGGCACTACCGCGGGCAACCATTCGTCCGGCACAAAGGTATACTCCGGCTATAACTACAGCGATCTGACGGTCCAGCCTGTCGACGAAGTGGGTTCAAGTGAAGCGTCCTGGGTCAAGCTCGCTGCGGACCAGGCGGGACTCGACGCCGCAGTCGGGGGCGCGTCGCTTGGCCTCAATAACAAGGCCCACAGCGCGACGCTCTCTTTCTGGCGGCGGATCATTGTTCCAGCGGGCACACCGGTGCAGAACAAGACGGATATCAAGCTGCGGCTCACCGGCACTGAGTCCCCGATCATCTGAGGTAAGAAATGGCATATCGAAGCACAAGCGGAATAGCGGACAACACTGCAGACTTCTTCTCGAAGTTCAGGAGCTTCATCGTGAGCACGGTCGGGTGGACCGTCCTCGCCGAAGACCTTGGAGCGGCAAACCCGTTCCTCTACATTAACTCTCCCGGCGAGTCAGGCAAAGAGACGATCTACCTGCTCTTCGACAAGTATGCGGCTACGGCGGACAAGGTATGTGTGCGGAACGCGCTCTGGTGGAATCCCGGCACTTCGGCGGCAGTCCTGCCTGCCGGTTCGACGAGCTACAACTACATTGCCACCAAAGACGCAACCACATTTCCTTACTGGATGTACGCCGACCTGGATCACATAGTCGTGGTGGTGCGGATAGGAACGAGTTACCAGGCATTCTACTTCGGTACAGTCAAACGCTACTGGTCGGCAAGCATGGCGATCACGCAAGCGGATGTAACCGCAGGCTCGAACGTCGTTGTGCCTGTTGACGACGCCTCCTACTTCAAGGCCGGTTTGTACTACCAGATCATCAACCGCGACAAGTTCGAGCGGATGCAGGTCACTGCCATCGACACGTTGTCCACTCCCCAAACCATTACCGTTGCGACTCTTGCGAACAGCTATCTCGCGGGCGCGCGGGTCGGTGAGGACGTGGCTCCGGCAATGATATCTCGCAGTGACACCGCGCTCACCCAGCTTCACACCGCCTCGCGGTACACCGGATGGAACGCTTCGCTGATCGATGTCCAAGTCGCGGGTTCCGCAGGGGGAGCCTACGGCAGCGCGGCAAACGACTGCCGCTACAACTTAATCGGCATCTTCCCATATTGGGCTTACTGCAACAACACAGGACAGTCGGAGATCCGGGGACAGCTAATCGAGGTTTATGAGACATCGACCTCCTGGGGCGTCTCGGAGGACGTGATAGACGCTGGGAACGGCATTACCTACAAGTTCTTCTACATCGGGTCGAGAGGGTTCGCTATCAGGGAGTAGACAGCATGGCAACGAGAGGAGTCAAGCAAAATCAGGTCGAGAGCAAAGTCTGTGCGTTCGTCCCAAAGATGAAGATCGTCCGCATGTGCGGCCAGGCAAAGAGCATTGCAGGAAAGCTGACCAGGCGTGGCGACTCGTAACGGCAAAGCAAATACAATAACGCCCAGAGCGGGAGCGGCGTCGCCACGGATGGTGCTATTTCGCAACGCCGGTCTCGCCTCAGTATGGGATTGGGGAGACAGCGCCGACAGCGGCGAGCCGACCGGAACACCCATTGCATGTGATATCGATTGTGTGGTTGGCGTGACGGCGGAAGCGTCCTTGCTGGTTGATTCCGCTTTCGCTGTGAACGGCGCGCGCGTCGTCTCTGCGGATACAGGTTTTGTGACCACGGGAGCCATCGCAGTCCTCTACGACGAAAGCCTGGCCATATATGAGGTGACGGCCTTCGCAAGGGACTGCGATCTGCAGGCCATTGCCCTGAATGCCAGGAATGTGCTCGCCGACCAGCGCGTTGCTGTATCGAATTCACTGTTCGTGGGATGTGACGTTGACGCTGAGATAAGGCGTCTAGTGGCCAAGCAGTTCGATCTCTCGCTGCAGTCCCACGCATTTCGGATGGTCAATGGAGATGTTCTGATCTTCATTCCGAACCCCACACTCCTTGCGGCGGACACGTCGGTTGCCATCAGCAGGGAGATAGCGACCGGGGGAGATCAGCGCATTGCCGTCTCAGGCTCCATCGAGCGACAGGCCGACTGCCTGCAGAGTGTATGGGGCGAAATCGAGCAATGGTCCGATATCCGCGTCGTCGCAGGCGAGAGAACAGCTTTGGATGCGGATCAGGCGTGGCTCATAGGCAATACCCGTACCGGAGACTGCGATGTCACCACAGCAATCGCTTGCCTTATGGCGCTCGCCTCCGACGTGGAGATACGGACAACCATGAGACTGTTGCCGGACGCCGACTTGCGTCAGACGGTGTTCGCGGTGATACTCCGCGAAAGCCACATCATAGAAGTGTGAAAGGACAACACGATGTCACTTGGACTTATAACTCGAAGCGGCCGGGTCCTTACCGCCCGGCTATTGAAAGGCGATTCCATCGAAGGGATAACTCACTGCGCCATAGGTGACGGCGACGAGACGTTCACCGATCCACTGAATCCGCCGGACGTTAGCGTGGATCAGACCGCGCTCAAACACGAGCGCGCAAGGAAGCGATGCTACAAGGTGACGTTTCTCCGGGAAGACCCGGAGGGCGTTCTGGAAGTCAACGGCATCTGCTATTCCGAGACCGGCTTGGAGACTCAGACCATCGGCGTCTTCTTCCGATTCGATGAGGCCGAGGCCAATGGCGTCACGATCCGTGAATACGGTTTCTTCGGCGGCAACGTCGAGTACATCGACGGCCACCAGTCCGACTATGCCGAGGGCGGCGTGTATGACCCGGCGACAAACCCGTCCGGCCAGGTGAAGAGATCCGGCTACCTCTATGAAGTGAAGAACATCCCCGACTTCAACAAGACCTCCGACACGCGGGTGGAGCTGGTCGGGGTTATCAAGATTTAGGAGGCGATCATGTCGATATCCAGAGACACATTCGATCCGACCAAGAACTACAAGCGGGTTCGCTACCACCAAGACCGCGACCTGCTCGATTCGGAACTGAACGAGCAGCAGGACATGACTATCCACGAGCGCAGGAAGCTGGCTGATCTACTATTCAAAGAAGGCGCGATCATCGGCGGCCTTGTGCCGCAGGTGGCGGAAAACGTTGTCACACTCTCGGTCGGCGTCGTCTACATCGACGACCATATCGAGCAGGTTCCAGGCGCGACCCTCACCTACGACCCCGCCAAGACGAGCGGCGTCGACTATGTCTACGTCGAGCTTCTGAAGTATAACTACACCCACAACCAAGACTCTGAGCTTGTGAACCCGGCGACCGGAGAGCCGACAGCCGAGCGGGAGAAGTGGGTCTTGGCGCTCCGAGAACGCGATACATCAGCCGACAGCCTCCCGAATAACGTCACTGAGCGCAGGGTTGTTCCGATCTACAAGTTCGACCGCGAGACCGGCGAAGTTACTGCTACAATCCAAGAGAAGTCGAACATGTATCTGCGTGATCTCCTCGGCACGCTCCCTGGCAGCAGGATCACGGTGTCGTCCATCACCGAGGACCAGCTCAACTTCGCGGCGGCTGAGGGACTGAATTCGCTTCTGCAGAATCTCGCCGAGAGGACATATGACCAGGCGGGGAGTTACCTCGTGCGCGGATTCGACAGCTTCATCGGCGGCAACGACGGCTCAAGCGTCCAGGTCATCACCAACGCGGGCCGAGCGTATGTCCAGGGAATCAGGCTGCAGAAGGACCTGCCGACGACCACCACGGTTCCGAAGTCCGTTGCCACGAAATCCGTACGCGGAGAGCAGAAGACCTACAACATCAACGAGAGACGCTACGCCCTGAACTGCTCCCCTCTCAAGGAGACGACTCAAGTCGAGGCAATCGTCGAGATAACCGCCAATGTAACTCGTGGCTCGGTCGGCGGCGGAGAGGACCTGCTCACGCCCAATCCGGTCGTTGACATTCTGGAGGTCAGCCAGGGCGCCACCATATTCACCGATGGAACCGACTGGCAGCAGTCAGGGAACTCAGTCGACTGGCTTGGCTCCGGCAATGAGCCCGCCATAGGCACGACCTATACCGTCCGCTGGACCTACGTGAAGCAGATGGTCAAGGGCACGGACTACGTTGACGGCGGGTGGTTCGGGCAGTCGGGATATCCGGCGGCGGGCACCTATCACTATGTGGTCACGGCGCTGTCGGCTTCCGGTGAGACGGAATACGTCAGCGGCCGAGTCGTCTCGCGCCAGACCGCTGCGGGAGAGGCCAACCTTATTACATGGAGACCAATCAGCGGCGCGACAGGCTATCGGGTATACAGGGCTTCCGCCAATACGGGCCGAACCAGCTTCAAGCGGCTCAAAGAACTCGGCGCGGGTGTGACTTCCTACACAGACGACGGCGTGGACGAGACGACCACAAGCACCCCTCCGGCGTCGAACTCCAGCGGACTTTCGCAGCCCGTGCCTGAGATAGCCTTGGGGAACACAGGCGTTATCAACTTCGGCAGGACGGGTGTGGGAAGTGATCCGGTCACCGGCTCGAACTGCAGCGTGGACTACGACTACTACCTCGGCCGCAAGGATATCATCTACGCAACCGCCAGGGAGATTCTGCGTGTTGAGGGTGCGCCCTCGGACTTCCCGAAGCTCCCCATAGTGCCGGAGGGGACGCTTGCTCTCGCCAGCGTGGACTGTCCGCCGAACTCGGTAGCAATGACCGTCCGCAACTTCGGCTTGAACCGGATCACAATGGCCCAGATCCACCAGGTCATGCAGGACGTAGAGGACCTGAAATACAACGATGCGCAGTATCAGATGAACAACAGCCTGCAGAACCGGGACGCCCAGACGAAGAAGGGCATCTACTCCGACGACTTCTCCAATGAGGCGCAGTCGGATGTGTTCCACTCTGAGTGGAGTGCCCGCGTGGACGGCATTCGCAAGTTCGTTGCCCCGGGCCGAGCCGCCACTCCCCGAGTGCTGCAAGTGGACCAGGCGCACAGCCACGCTCTCTTCAAAGGCAGTCTCGCTCTGCTTCCGGCAACGGAGCGCGTGCTCGTCGAGCAGCTGGACTGGTCGGAGGAGAAGAACATCAATCCCTACGCGGTGTTCGACAAGCCGCCGGCGATGATAGAGGTAACGCCCAACATAGGCCGTCGAGGACAGACCGGCATTGCCGTGACGGGCGCGAACTTCACCCCTAACGTCACCAACATCACCGTCCGCTGTGATGGTCAGATCGTGGCGAGTGACGTCCATTCCGACGAAGCAGGACGGGTGACCTGCTCGTTCACCATCCCGGAAAACGCGCGCAACGGCAACCGGATCGTCGAGATGACCGACGGTGTATACTCCGCTCAGGCGATGCTCCAGGTGAACGATCCGCTGGTTGTTACTCGAATCGAGCGCGTCGAGGTCACGAACACTATCATCCAGCAGCAGACCATCGTCCAGCAACAGACGATCATCCGCGAGGTCGAGCCGAGGATCATCCGTGTGCCGGTCGAACGAATCGTTTGGCGCACGGTGCCAGCCCCAGCTCGGCGCGACCCGCTTGCGCAGACATTCAGCTTCACTCAGAACCGCGTGATCTCTGCCATAGGGCTGTACTTCACGAGAAAGGACGCGTCCGTTCCGGTTACCGTTCAGATTCGCGGCGTCACGACTGGACTCCCCAACGAGACGGTTCTGGCCGAGAAGGTCATCGCGCCTTCGGAGATAGCCCTCAACGCAGAGACCAAGGTCGTCTTTAGCGATCCGTTCTACGTTCAGGCTGATAAGAGCTTTGCCGTGGTGCTCCTCACCAACTCTACGAACTACCGGGTCCGTATCGCGAGCCTCGGTCAGATGGGCAGAAATGGTGTCATCACTCGCCAGACCTACGCGGCAGGCGTGCTGCTCGAAAGCTCCAACGCCGAAACCTGGACTCCGTTGAACGGCTCGGATCTCAATATGCGTATCTACGGGTATGACTTTGCCGCCTCCGGGGAGATCCGGTTCCAGCAGATAACCGGCGTGCAGTTCAGCGATCTGAACCTGGACGAGTACTCCGCAATCCCGCAGGGGACGGGTATGACCTGGGAGTATTCGACCGACGCTGGGGTGACGTGGGACGCGGTAGTGCCCGCCGAGGAAGAGCGGCTTCCCAATATAGCCACTCGGGTTCTTGTTCGAGCCAAGCTCACAAGCAGCGCGCTGAACGATACCCCGGCTTTGAACTACAAGGATGTGAACCTCATCGGCTATTTGAACAGTCCCGATGGGACCTACATCTCGCGAGAAAACGAACTCACCCAGGGTGTCGAATCCACCAAGGTCTACGCCGAGATGAGCATACCGAGCGGTTGCACGATCAACTGGTTCGCCTCTAACGATGGCGGCGAGACCTGGGAGCCGATGGCACTGGATTCCACAAGGGAAGTGGACCAGACCTGGACGGAGTATGTCTTCCTGCGGGCGTTCACCAAATCGGCCGGAAACCGCGTGCGCTACAAGGCAGTGCTTACCGGCAACAACCTGATCTACCCGCGCATCCATTCATTGGGTGCGACGCTGAGCTAGGAGGGGCACTGTGCTGGTCAAACGACGCGGCGGGATGACTGAGTTCATCCCGTCGCCCTCCGAAAAACGAGACGGCGTCATCCGAAACCACGTGCTCGACCTGCTTGTCAACCTCGATGAGCGACTGCGGCGCATTGAGGATGCGGCTGGCCTGCCGACCGACCTGGCCGACTCCTTCGCCAGCGCCATGGCCCGGATCACCCGCGAGGAAGCGCATGTCCGGCGGCTACACGAAGCCCTGCTGGATGCCGGTGCGGACCATGGCGAGGCCATTCAGGGCTGACCCGCGACCCCATCCTCCGCTCGAAAAAAGAACACCAGATTCCTCGGAAATCAGCCTCATTGGACTTGATGTTTCCTCGGGTTTGAGGCATTCATTGAACAGCAGGAACACCAAACATGTGTTCTGCCAGTCCTCAAACTCGGAGGTCGATAAGTGAAGCTCCAGGAACTCAGGTTCGGGGTCGAGATCGAAACCATAAAGCGCAGCCGTGGGGACGTGGCGCGCGCGATCCAATCCGTGGTGGGAGGAAGCGTCGAGCACGTCGGCAACCCAAGCTGCTACGATCCGTGGCACGTCGTCGATGAACACGGCCGCACGTGGAAGATCGTAGCAGACTCTTCGCTGACTAACGTGCCAGCCAATCTAAGGGCCGAGGTGGTCTCCCCGGTTCTCAACTACGAGGACATCCAGACCCTTCAAAACGTTGTGCGCGCAATCCGCAGGTGCGGCGCAACGGTGGATGACAAGTGCGGCATCCACATCCACGTTGACGCATCAGCCTTTGACGGAAAGACGCTTGCCAACCTTGCCAAGATTGTGCATAAGCAGGAGCCGCTGATCCTGACGGCGCTCGGTGTCGAGGAGTCGAGGCTGAGCAACTACACGAAGCCGGTCAGCGCGGAACTCATCGCCAAGATAGAGCGCAGCCGCCCAAAGACCCGCGAGCAGATGAACCGGATTTGGTACGGTTACCATAACCACAACCCGCAGCACTATGACCAGACGAGATACCACGGCGTGAACCTGCACAACGTCTGGTATCGAGGCACCGTCGAGTTCCGATGGTTCCAGGCGACGCTCCACGCGGGCAAGGTGAGAGCTGCCGTCCAGTTCGTCCTTGCCATCGCCGCAAAGGCGCTGAACAGTCGGGGTGCATCGAGTCGCAAGCGGGAGTTCAACCCCGCCAGCGCCAAGTATGACTTCCGCGTCTTCCTCCTGCACCTCGGGCTGATCGGCGACGAGTTCAAGACCGCTCGCAAGCACCTCCTCAATGCAATGCCGGGTGACGCCGCTTGGAAAAACGGCAGGCCGAAGCCGAAGAACCCGAAGCCTGCCGCTGAGACGGAGGTGTGCTGTGGAACCAACTAGAGTCCCAATCCCGGCTGATGTGCTGGAAGGTTTGGAAGCGGTCAGACTCTCCGGCAAGACTAACATGCTTGACGCGCCCAGGGTGATCGAGCTTGCATACGAAATGGAGCGCTACGCCACGGCGCTCTGGGTTCACGAGAACGGAAAGCAATACGCCGAGGGCATTTTCAGAGGCTTCGAGGCAACGGAAGGGAGTGACGCTGAGTGTGCGGACAAGCAGGAGTAGTATTCGGAACTAAGCGGCGCACGCAAGAGGTGATTGACTACCTGACGTGGGTGTTCACCAGGATCCTCGAAATGAGTGAGGAGCGCGGTCCGCACGCAACTGGCATCGCCTGGGTCAGTTGCGATGGAAAGCACCAGCTGTTCAAGCGCCCGGTTCCGGCAAGCGAGTTCGTGCGTGACAAGGCTTTCGGCGAAGTGCTGGGTGATGTCGACAACAGCATCACCGTGCTGATGGGCCACACTCGCTTCGTGACCCGTGGCGACGCCGCAGTCAACGAGAACGACCATCCGCTGCGGACCGGCAACTGCTTGGTGACCCACAACGGCACGATTCTGAATGCCGACTACCTGTTCCATCGGTTCCGCTTCGGCAGGCATGCCGAGGTCGACAGCGAGATCATAGGGAGGATTGCAGACGCCTGCATAGACGATGGCCGCATAGACGTGAACGCGCTCCGCGACCCCCTCGCTCTCTGCCAAGGCCAAATGAGCGCAGTCATCGTGGCGAAGACGGACCCAGAAACGGCTATCGTCATCAAGGGCAACAAGCCCCTGGAACTGGTCTACCATCCTAAGTTGCGCGCTGTTTTCTACGCCTCGTCTGCGAAGTATCTCCAGGCGGCGTTGTCCGATACCAAAGGCTGGGAGCGCATGCCAATGCAGCCAATGCGCATCGGAGTGTTTCGGTGCTCTGATCTCCAGAGCTTGCAGCAATTGCCATTTGGCTTCGTGGCTCAGGCCAGAGTGGTGACCGCGAAAGGGGGCGCATCGACATGA